ACCCGACGGACACCGTCCCCGTGACCGAGAGATCCTGGAACGAGTGCCGGGTGGACGCCACGACCGTCGCGTACACGCGCCGCTCGTGCATGGAGGCCGCATCGGAGAGGTTGATGCAGTGCTGATTATAGATCTGGTGGATCGCCCGGTCCGTGGTCAGGGGGACCAGGGCGTAGACCTCCTCACCCTCGAGGAAGTCGAGCGCCTTCTGGTGCTCCGTCAGGGAGTCCTGGTCCTTGACCATGACGCCGAAGACCGTCCGATCCGTGGCCCCGAGGGCCTTCGCGAGGCCGTAGGCCAAGGGGTTGTCGACCGAGATGGGGCCGAGGTCCTCCTCGACCTGGGTCACGTCCTCGAACTCCATGAGGATGCCGACCTTGTCCTGCCGGCGGGCCCTGTAGGAGATCAGGATGTCCCCGTTCTGGCTCCCCTTGCGGATGATCTCGTACTCGACCTTCCCGCCCTGCGCGGCGATGTCCGGGGACATCGTGACCGAGTTCACCGCGGGGATGGAGAGGACCACGTGCTCGGCCGTGTCGGTGGAGACGATGGAGTCCGGGTACTGGAGGTCCGCGGCGTCGGTGATGAACCGGACGACGTCTCCCGCCCGGATGCCGAGGTCGTAGAAGTCGAGGCTCGTGTCCTCGATCGTGCCCGTGGCGGAGAGGACCTCGACCTGCCCGTTGGCGGTCGTGACGTACCGGAAGGGCTGGATGTCCCCGGGGACCGTCACGGAGGTCGCGTTGACGATGACGCTGAAGCCGTCGGTGATGTCGAAGATGTCCTCGACCGTCCGGAGGTAGACCGAGACGTCCGTCCCGGGGTATAGGATCTCCGCGCCCTGCTTGATCTCCGGGTAGACGTACGTCTGCGACAGGGCGTAGAGGTACGCCGCGTGGAGGTCGCTGAGGCTCAGGGCGGCGACCCCGGCGGGGGTCAGGACGATCTGGCCGACCGTCGAGACGGTGTAGTCCGTCGTCGGGGCCAGGAGGGTCCCCGAGATCGAGCCCACGTGGAGCTCGACCGACGACAGGATCACCGGCTCGAAATCGAGCTGGAAGACCGTCTGGACGCCCGTTCCCGTGCCGACATTCTCGTCCAGGACCTGGAAACGTCCCTGGTAGAACCCGGCGAACTTCTGGGTCTCGATCTGATGGCTCTCCCCGATGATCACCGGCGAGAGGATCGGACGAGCGGGTACGGCGGGGGCGGTCCCGAACTCCTGGATGACTTCGACCGTCCCGGCGCGAGGCAGTGTCGCGAATCCGTCAGCCATTTGATCCCTCAGATGGCTCTATGAACGACGCCAGTATATCACCCCAAAACAAGACTGTTCTCTGCTTATGGGTCCTTGATCAGGGTTTCCAGGATGATCCCGTTGAACGGGTACTGCCCGACCTCCTCCGTCGTCCAGACCTCGGAATGGGTGAAGGAGACGTGGACGGGGACCATGGCGAGCGTGATCTCGCTCGAACTCCTCTGGGGGACCTCCGGGCCGATCCCGGCCGTCAGGATGTCGTGGACCCGGCCGACCTTCCGGAGCTGCCTCCGGTAGAACAGGATCGAGGCGAAGACCATGTTGGCGATCTTCTCGGCCTCCAGGCCCTCCCGGGAATAGCACTCGATCACGACCTGGGTCTGGAGGAGGTCCATGAACCGGCTACCGAAGTTCTTCGAGTACGTCCACCCCAGGAAGTGGCCGACCCCGCGGTTCGTGAGCATCATGTTCTCCCGGCGGACCACGATGGCCGGTTTCTTCTCGGTGTCCTCCTTCTTGGGGTAGATGTCCGAGATCGAGATCTTGGACTCCACCTCGTCGTCGTTGAAGGTGTACTGCTCGCTCCGCTCGAAGATGAACCGAAGGAACTCCAGGAGGCGGTTCTTGGACTCGTCCGTGAGGAGGTTGTCCACCGGAGCCTGGTCGTCCGGGTCGATGAAGACGATGGGTTCGGTCACATCCGCCCCCTCGCGGAGTTGATCGCGCTCTGGAAGATCTCTCCCATCTTTTCCTTCATGGCCCCGTCCAGGGCCGCGCTGGCGGCCTTGTGGGCCTCTTTCATCTCGCCCTCCTCGATCGTCGCCCCCTCGTGCGGAGTGAATTTCACGTCGACGAGGGCGTTCCGGAGGGTGCCCGTAACGTTGACCCGGACCTCGGCCTTCTCGCGGATTCCGGCCAGGGCCTCGCATCCGTCGATGGCCGCCTTGGCCTCCTTCGCGACTTCCTGCATGAGGTCGTACGTGAAGTCCGTCCGGGTCGAAAGGTCGTCCTTCGGGTGCATCGAAAACCTGAAGGGACCGGTCACTATCAGATACCTCTTTCGATCCTCTTGATCTTGGCGACGGACTTGAAGGTCGGCGCGGGATCCCGGGCCCCGGCCGGACCCAGCCTCCCGACCGTCCCAGGGAGGAGATTCGGTTTCGTGTCCAGCACGTTCTTGAACTTCCGCGCCAGCCCGCCCTGGGCGATGAGGTCTTTGACGACCCCTGCCTGGGCGGACTTTACGTAGGGCGCGCGAGTTCCTCCGCCAGGAACGCCGCGAACTTGGCCGTCACCGGCCTGGCGGCGGCCTGCTTCTCCAGGTCTTCCGGGCGGCCCCACTGCTCCGCCAGGTGGGCCACGATATCCTCGGCGGTGAGCTTGTCGAAGCGGACCTTCCGGCCGTCGATCTCCTTGACGACCGACGCGGTCTTCTCCTGGGAGAGCTTTTCGCCTATGGGAGTGCCGATGGGGCCCTTCCCACCGCCCCGGCCAAGACCGCGGCCCTTCCCCTTGGACCTGATCTTGCTTCCGGGGCAACCCGCCCCGGCGGCAAGCTTGTCGATGAAGTCGTTGAAGCCGGCTTCCATGGAGAGCTCGGCCAGCGCCGCCCTCTTCTCTTCGGGAGTGGCGTCGGGCAGGGCTTCGGCGACCTTGGCGAGGATGTCCTTCGCGAGCATGGAACTCTCCTTTCTGGACGGACGGAGCATGGACAGGCCCAGGGCGCCTGCGCCTGCGCCTGCGGCGAACATGGGCCACGGGGACGGCCTCTTCCCGGCCGGGGCCGGAGGCGGAGGTGTGGGGGTTCCCGCGGCGCCCGCCGCTCCCGGAACCGGAGCCAAAGGAGCCGCCGGAGCTGCCGCCGGAGCTGCCGCCGGAGCTGCCGCCGGAGCTGCCGCCGGAGCTGCCTTCGCTTGCCACGCGGCGAACTGATGCGCTTTGGGCTGAGCCGCAGGACCGACAGGCGCCGCCGCGGCAGGTACGACAGCGGGGGCCGCTGCCGCCGGGGCCGACCGAACTACTCGGCGCCCGGCGCGAGCAAAGGGTGACCTTCCTGCGGCGACTTCTTGGGCCACGACCGCACCCCCACGCCCAAGAACCGGAGCTCCCTTCAGGCCAGCCGCAACCCCGCGGGCACCGGCGGCCACCGTTTTTGCCGCCCCTACAAATGGGGCCGCAATACCCTTCGCCGCGGCTCCGGCGCCGACCGCTATACCCTTTCCGGCGGCACGGGCACCGCGACCCACGCCCGCTCCAACGCGGGCAACCCAAGGAAGAAAACCGAGGGCCTTTTTGGTGAACTCCTCGCTGTGCCCCTGGCCGGCAAGGATCGCGGCGAATTTCTCGAGGGCCGTCATAGCAGCGCGTTCCCTTCTGCTGGCACCGACCGGGGAGAGTACTTCTTCGGGTAGAACCCGACGAAGTCCTCCGGCGGGTGCTCCAGGTTCAGGTCCACCGGCAACAGGAACTCCGGGTCGGACTTCTCGATCTCCTCCACCTGGAGGTACTGCTGCACAGTATACCGCTTCTGGGTGACGCTGTTCACCTGAACCACCCGCCAGCGGCGGTTCGTGGGTTCCACGATGAGGTCGCTGGGCTTGGCGATCGGGAAGTTCGACATGAACATCACGGTGTTGTTGATCTCGCTCTTTCCCCAGTTGGAGAGCTGGACCAGGTTCGGCGAGGGGTTCACGTCGATGAAGACGTTGATCTGGTTGTGGTAGCCGCCCATGAAGCCGGTCCCGTAGCAGTTCGGGCACGCCGACATCTTGACCCGCTTCTTGAGGTTGTCCCAGCACTGGGGGCACCGGGGTCCCTGGGCCTTCACCGGGAAGTACGCGAGGAGCCGGCCCGTGAACCTCCTGAGCAGCAGGTTGTTGCGGCGGACGATCTCGAGCGCGAAGAAGTCCTGGCCGAAGTCGCCCTCGATCGCCGCCCGGTCCAGGTTCGGGTGGAAGACGAACGACTCCTGGGGGCTCCCGTTCGGATAGGTGACGGAGACCCCCGTCGGCAGGTGGTCGGCCCGGATCCTCCAGGAGACGGTGTTCAGCTTCTGCTTCAGGTTGACGTGGTCGATGAAGGAGAAGCCGTTGACAAGGGGGCCAGAGATGTCGACGTAGGGCCCTTCCGGGGATTCACTGCGGAGGACGTGGAACCGGGTCTCGATCAGGGATTCCTCGGTCGGGACGATCTCCCAGGTCACCTCCGCAGCGGTGACGCCGAGAGGACGAACGGAGACCTTGTCGACGACAAGCATCTACCCGGTGACGTACCCGCCCTCCGAGAGGCGCGACATGAGGAGCTGCCGGACCTGCTCCCGGCGACGGTCCTCGCCTTCCTTCCGGGCCTTCGCCTGGGCGACCCCCGTGGCGGCGCCCGCGCCCGCGGCGGCGGCCGTGGCGGCCGTCAGGAGGGGCCGCTTCTGGAGCACGGCGACGAGCTTCGAGGCGAGCGTCTTCGCGGCCGGCGCGGCGGCCTGGGCCGCCATCTGGGCGGGAGCGGCGGCGCCCTTCACGTTGAAGGACATGGGCACGCCCTTTTCTTTCGCGACCTGGATACGATGGCGGGCGCTTTCCAGGGCGGCGGGCCTGTCGGCCGTCGCCTGGCGGTACTTCGCCCACTGCTTCGCCTCGACCGCGGCCGGGACGCCCTTGACGTTCAGACTCGGCATGAAGCGGGGACTCGCGGCGGCCTGCTTCAGGAGTTCGGCCTGGAAGCCGCCGAGAAGGTTCTGCGCGAGCGGGTGCATGGTGCCTCCTAGACAAAAATTCCGTTCCGGACCAGGTTCACCGAGTCCAGACCCATGAACATCAGGTTCCCGCCGAAGTTCACCTGGGTGTATTCGCTGCCGATCCCGCCGTAGGCCTGCTCGGCGTTGATCGCCTTCTTCAGGTTCGCCTTCTTCGCCTCGTACTCCTGCATGAGGAGGTTGATCCAGCTCTGATAGAGCGGCGTCTTGTTCGACGTCGCGATGGTGATCCCACCCGAGGCGTAGTCGAGCTGGTTCCGGGACTGCATGAGCCCCGCGGACTTCAGGATCCACAACACCGTGCAGATCAAGATCAGGCTCTGGGACGGATGGGTCACGAGCTCGTAGTTCCCGATGAGCGGCGGCGTGGAGTTGAAGTCGTCCATCGCCAGATCGACGCAGAAGCCGATCAGGGTATCGTCGGTCTCGTAGCCGTCGAGCAGCGCGTTCGTGTTGGGGTTGTCCCGGATGAACGCGCGCGTCTTCGAGATCGCGTCTTCCCGGCTGGAGAAAAGGGGCACCGACCTACCCGACCTTCTCCACGCCCTTCCCGATCAGGCGCTTGAGACCCTCGGAGATCTTGCTCTCGGCGATCTCCACGGTCTGCCCAGGGTTCAGGCGGATCTGCCCCGCCACGACGACGCCTTGCGTTTTGTTGGTGAGCTTGACCTTTTTTTCTTCGGCCATGGACTCCTCCTTGGGAGGGATTATAGCAGGAGATGGCCGATCCGTACCTACTTGAAGCCGAACGACCTCCCCGACAACCTGGAGAGGGTGCCCGACTCGCGGGCCGCGACGAGGTCTAGGAAAGACCCCGCGATCCCAGACCCCTCGAGCGCTTTCGCGTTCTTCGAGCCGTAGGCCACGAGCGCGGAGGGGTGTTTCCCGCTCAGCCCCGCCGGCTTCCCGGAGGGCTTGTAAAATACGATGCGCCCCTCGACGAAGAGGATGGCGTCTGCCCGGGACAGGACGTCCTCGATGAACCACTTGCGGTGCGACCGGACGAAGACCAGGGCGACCCCGTTGCCATGGTCGGCCAGCCTCCGCGTCCACATATTGACCTTGGTGTTGTACGGAGGGTTCATCCACACGCGGCCGGACCAGGGAAGAGCAAGGCCATCGTCGTACTTCGTGTAGTGCTTCTTGGCTGTCGGCCAGGGCTGCGTCTCGGCGGCGCAGGGATCCAGGTCGAACTCGCCGAGGGCGTCAATGACCCATTTCGGCGTCAGCCAGGTTTCTGGAATCTTAGCCATTGGGTTTGTGGGCGCAGTAGCCGTAGTATCCGATCGAGAGCTGGCAGTTCCAGCAGAGGATCCTGAAACCTTTCGGAAATCCATTCTTCCTCAGCATCCGGTAGAACGGAAGGCCGGCGGCGCTCTTCCGGCCGAGCTTCTCGAGGCGATCCTTGTTGCCTCCACCCTCGATGTGATCGAGGGTCAGAAACGGCGTCCTGGACTCGGAGCAACACGCGCACTTGCCGCCGTAAGTCTCGAACGTTTCCAGGCGGAGCTTGGCGCATGACTGCTTGACCCACGCCTTCTTTCGGCGCGCCAGGCAGTCCGGACACAGGTCCTTTCCTCGTTTCCCGACGCACGGCGGGCACGGAGTCCATATCGTCGCGCTATCCGTCGGCCTGTGGGGGCACGCCCCGTGGAAAGCAACGGCGGAGTTGCAGTTGTGGCAGGCGATCCGGAAGCCTGTCGGCCATCCGCGCTTCTTGAGCCACCAGTACATCCCGTTCCCCGGGGAATAGGCGCCGCTTACGCGCTCTTTGTTCCCGCCCCCATTCTTGTGATCCAGGGCCAGGAATTCCCACCGGGTCTCCCCGCAGCACCAGCAGGATCCCCCGTACCGATTGATGATCTCCAGCCGCCTCCTCATGCGGCGGTCTCCCTCCCCCTTGCTGTTGACGAGCGGCTTGCATTTCAGGCAGGTTCCTTCGAGTTGGGCCTTTGCCGGAAAAGCGCTGAACGGCTTCGCCTTCTTGCAGATCCGGCATAGCCGAAGGCCGCGGTCGAAGAGCTGGCGAACGAAAATGAGACGCTCCTCGTCCACAAGCTTTCTGCCGGCAAGTTTCGAGGCGCAGGCGCGACACCTCGCCTGGTATCCGGACTGAGGATGGCGGTTGAAGGCCTGGAAAGGCTTGGCCTCCAGGCAGACGCTGCACCTCTTCTTGGATTCGACCGCCAAAGTCCTGTTCTCCGCAGAGACCTCGGCCACCCTTTCTCTTTCCGAGACCGTGGCGACCGAGTGGACGTTCCGGCAGGAGGCGCACTCTGGCCGGTATCCGTCCTGGGAGGCGGACCACCGGTGGTACTGGTCGAGGACCTTCACGATGCCGCACCGGGAACAGCGGCGCTTTCCGGCGGCGAGGAGGTCCTTGTTCTCGCGGGCCCTGGCGCTCAGCGGCATGACCTTATAGTACGCCAAGATAGCGCGAAAGGCAAGAAAAACTTTGAGCGTGAGTACCAGTAAACCGCATCATACGGAGACTGCTTTCATAGGAAGCCCTTCCAGGCGACGTGCCTTGCTGGGGCGGTTCCCCGGAGCCGGGGAGAACGACTTTGAGCGTGCGTACCTGCGCGGCGGCGCACAGGCCGGGATCGCACGGTCCTGGCGCGGCGAGAACGACGGCTTCGGCCTGAAGGGTTCCCACGAAGACAAATAAAAACGGCCCCGGGGAGTTTTCGTCCCCAGGGCCGCTTTAGAGGCTCTGTTGGCCTAATCCAGACTTGTGGGATTTGCGATCACATAGGCGGCGCGGGACCCGTAGGTCAGCCGGGCCAGGCTGAACACGTTCCCGATGCCCACGCCGATCACCTCCCAGGCCTTCCAGCGGATGAGTTCGGCGAGTTTATCGATGAAGAACTGCGTGCTGCCGAACAGGAAGTAGTTGCCCAGGTAGGCCTGGTCGGTGTAGGCCCACACCTCGCCATACGGCAGGATCGAGGTCTTCGTGGTCACGATCAGGCCGCGCCCGATGAGCTGGTTCAGGTCGTAGCCGTCGACCGTGATCTTGCTGGCGAGGGTGTCGCCCACGTCCGTCGCCACCCACTTGGTGATGTCGTCCCAGGTCGGGCTGGACATCAGGATCTTGGTCGCGCGGCGGCGGTCGTTGGAGATGAGCTTCATGACCTCGGAGAGGAGGTCGCGGGAGAGGAACGTCTGGGTCGAGTCGTCGATCGACTTCGCGGTGAGCTGGATCACCTGGCGGCAGTTCCGGAGCCAGCCCCGGTCCTCGCGCTCGTGGATGTCCTTGATCGTGTTCTGCTCGATGACCTTGATCACGGGCATCTCGTAGGCGGCCAGCTCCATCTCGTTCTTCTCGAACATGGGGCTGGAGATCTGCTGGAAGGTGATCCGGTACCGCTTGCCCTCGACGTACTCGCTGGGCGGCTCGCCCAGGAAGTTGACGTCGAGCGCGAAGCTGTCCGGCTCGATGTCGACGATCTTCTCGAAGGTGTCGGTCGTCGCCGAGCGCTGGAGGTCCATCTTGGTGACCACCTGCGGCGGCATGATCTTCCGGAGGAAGCTCTCCTCGCGGAGGATCTTCTTGATGTAGAGGACGCCCTTCTCCTGGAGTTCCGTGCGGCCTTCGGGGGTGCCGAGCCGCTCCAAGAATGCGGCGTTCAGGGCCTCCGCGCTGATCTTTTCCATTGAAGCTCTCCTCGCTTTATGGCTCCAAACCGACCTCAGTCAAGCACTAGACGACCTTGTTCTTCTGGATCTCCTACTTCTAGTGGAGGATCCGGCGGATCCGCATCACGCCGGAGGGGGTGTCCGCGGCCGTCCCGTAGGGCCCGCGCTCCACGATGGCGACCACCTTGAAGATGTCCGCCACGGCGGCCGGCACGATGGACGTCAGGCAGCCCGGGGTGGCCGCCGCGCCCTGCACCGTCCCGGTGCCGATCTGGAGGAGCGTCCCCACCAGGTAGGGGGCGCCTTCCGTCGCGAAGAACGACGTGTCGGCCACCCAGGCGCCCTGGATGGTCGTGATCCCGCCCTTCGGGTCCAGGCGGTCTCCGCCGGACCACACCGGCCCGATGGCGCCGACGGCGGCGTTGGGGGCCAGGATGGCCTTGCCCGAGGAGTCCAGGGTCACCCACTGGCCCTCGAGGATGTTGATCGTGCGCTCGGCGAGCGCGATGCCGCCCTGCACGCCGACGGCGCTCAGGAGGGCGTCGGCGGGCTCGAGCATCCGCCGCCACACCATGGTGAGGGGCGTGACCGGGAACAGCCCCTTCCTGGCGGAGAGGGTGCCGGAAACGCCGAACTCCCGCGCCAGGGTCGTGTCTGTGTTCTGGATGGGCATCGCGAATCCTCCTTATCGGCCGTTCACGTGGTTGGCCAGGTACTCCGTCAACGGATCCATCTCTTCGCCTTCGGCGACTCCGTCGACCGAGGCGCGCTTCTCGAGTTTTCCGAGGTCGAAGCCCCGCTCCGCGAGGTCGAGCGCCTTGCGGACGACGCTGAGGTCCGCCTCCTTCGTGAGCTCGCCCGCCTTCTTCTCGACGTCCTCGGGAGCGATCAGGCCGCGCTCGCCCATGTCGTGAGCGATCCTCGAGGCCTGCTTCTCGTGGAGCGCCTCGGCAAGCTTGTCGATCAGGAACTCGCGCTCCTTGGCGAGCTGCTCGATCGCGCTCGCCGCCTTCAGGAGCATCGCCTGCTCGTCTCGCGTCATCGTCGTTTCTCCGCCCGCCTTATCGGCGGCTTCACCTGAGCCTCCCATGATCTTTCGGAGGCCCTCGTACGCGAAGATCGGGACCAGAAACTTCTGCGCTTTCACCAGCGGCGCGCTCAGGCGTTTCACGCGCTCGAGCTTCGCCACTTCGAGGCCGCCCACCGTCTTCACCGGGGTCCGGATTTCCTCCGTGAGGATCTTCCCGAGCCCGGGGACCTTCGCCGCGGCTTCTCCCGCGGAGATGTCGGCCTTCGTCAGCGCCGTCCTGTACTTCGCGACCGTTTTCGAAAGAGCGGGCCGCTTCATCAGCGGCGCCCCGAGTATATCAAGGAAAAAACTGCCCGTTCCCTTCTTTCTGGCAGCTTCCGAAGTGGCCGCGGCCACCTCTTCCGGCGTCACTGTGATCTTGGGCACTGATCACCTTCGCCTCACTGCAAGTTCTTCAGGACCTTATCGAGGAGCGCCCTGGCGTTCGGGGAGCCCGGGGCGGCTGAGCTCTGCTCCGTCGCCTCGGGCTCCTTCGTCCCCTCTCCCTCGGCCAGTTTCGCTTCCTCGATGCGGTTGGACTCCGAAGATTTCTTCGTCGCGGAAGGCTCGTCTTTCTTCTCGAGGGCCTTCGTCGCGAGCGCGCCGACCGCGGCGCCGCCGAGGCCGGCCGCGATCGCCATGCGCTTCGCGGCCTGGGTCTTTTCGCGCTCCTCGACCAGCTTCTTGAAGGACTTGAGGAGCTCGCCCGCCTCTTCCGGGATCGTGGCTTCCCCGCGAGCCTTCTGGATGATCTTCTTGCCCGCCCGGAGGGCTGTCGGGACGGCGAGCCCGAGGAGGCCGAGCGTTCCGAGGGCGAGCTCGATCGCCTTCTTCTCTTGGCCGTCGGAGGGATCCGCCTCGGCCCTTTTCTCGTTCTCGAGCGCCTCGGCCACGAGTATCGCCGCGGCCAACTTCTCTTCCTCGCCGGAGGCGGTCGAGAGCTTCTCGCCCGCCGCCATTCGGCGCAGGATCTCCGGGTAGTACCGGACCTGCATATCGAGGAGGTCACTCATGCGATGGCCCTGAACGCTTTCACTTCGGTCTTCTTTTCAGGCTGGAGCGCGATGCCTCCGCCGATGGCGCTGGCTCCGAGGGCGGCCGGGGTCGCCATGCCGCGGACGGTCGCGTGCAGCCGTTCGCTGGCTTGCGTTTTCTCTGCGACCTCTTCCGAAATCCGCTCCTTGATGCGCTTCTGCTCGTACTCTTTGGTCAGGGGGCGCCTTGCCCGCTCTGCGGTAATCTCGCCCTTGGCCACCTCGATCCTCTTGATGCGCGACAGGCGTTCGGGCGTGTGATGAACGAATTCCATGGCCTTCGACCACGTCCGGCTCATGAGGCCCGGCACCCTCGGAACCACCGTGCCTCCGGCCCCGGCCGCTCCCTTCTCGAGGATCGTCAAGGCCAGGGCGAGTACGTCGTCGCGGGTCTCCTTGGCGTGGCGCTCGGCCATCTTACGGAGCCCGTCGGCCACGCCGCCGTACTCCTCGGCCTTCACCGAGGCGATCTTGGGGAGGTTGACCTTGTTCCCGGCGGCGATCTTCCGGAGATCGGAGATCGTCATCCGGGCGGGCATCTTGAGGGAGTCCGTCTGGGTGGAGGCCTCTTTCTCGAAGAGGTTCCGGGCGAAGGACTTGAGATCCTTGGGGAGGTTCGCCGTCTTCGCCAGGATCTCCTCGGCGATCTCTGGCGCCCTACGGACGAAGGATGCGTTGGACAAAGCTGCCTCCGTTCCGGGGACTACTTCTTCTCGGTGCCTTTCTCTTCGGCCTTCTTCTCGGGGGCCTTCTCGCCGCCCTTCTCGATCTCGGCCTTGAGCAGGCCCGCGAACTTCTGGGTCGCGGTCTGCGCGGGGGCCTCTTCCTTCTTGGGCTCGGCGGTCTTCTCGCCGCCCTTCACCTCGGCCATGAAGCCCTGGGCGAAGATGCGGCCCGCGGCGTAGTACTCCTCCGCGACCTTCTCCGCCTCGACCTGCTCCTTGGCCTGGGAGGCCTTGACGTCGCCCGCGACCTCGACGGCGAGGGCCTTCAGGTCGTCCTCGCTCATCTCTCCGAGCGCCTTCTCGAGGTCCTCGTCGGACACCTCGGCCTGGGCCTCGGCGGCTTCCGCGGCTTCCGCGGCCTCGGGGGCCTTGGCGTCGGCCGCCTGAGCGGCCTCTTCGCCTTCGGCCTTCTTGTCGGCGGCTTCCTTGGCGCCGAAGTACTTCTCGTAGATCTCGGGCAGACCCATGGCCAAACCTCCCGTTTTATTGCCGACCCAGAAGATAACCGCCGACGCCGGCCCCCGTTGCCGCGACGGCCGTGGGGTGCTTTGCCAGCGTGGCGAAAGTCTGTCTCATGGCCTGACCACCGCGCGTGGATTTAGAAAACATACTGCCGATGCCGGACATCGCCCTGCTGACCAGGGGAACCGCTTCCTTTTTCATGATCTCGTGGGCGATCTTCCGGCCGCAGTCGGCGTAGTAGGCGGCGTACTCCCGGACGAGGAGCTCACCGTCGAGAGCCTTCTCGAATTCCTCGAGCTCCTTGGCCGAAGCCTTGTCGATGAACGCGTTGAGGTCCAAGGACTCCTTCTCGTCCTCGTCCTTGTCCTCGTCCTTGTCTTTCTTCTCGGGCTTCTCCTCTTTGTCCTCGTCGTCGTCCTTCTCGGACTTCTCCTCGTCCTTGCCCTTGCTCTTCAGCCAGGGAGGAAGTTTCTTCTCGGACTTCTCGTCCTCTTTCTTCTCTTCCTCTTTTTCCTCGTCCTTGTCGGACTCGGCGGCCTCTTTTCCGGACTGAGAGACGGCGACGTCCTTGAGTTCCTGGGTGGTGGCCTTGCCCTGGGCCATCTCCTTGAACTTCGCGCGGATCTTCCCGTCCGGGGGCTCCACGGCGGACTTGACCAGGTGCAGGAGGGGGGTGAGTTCCCCGGACCCCTTGAAGGAGGCGAACTCCCTCCGGGCGGCCTCGACCCCGAGGTTGTAATAGTGCCCGACGGCGAGCTCGCCGGCTCGCTTATCGAGTTCACCCTCCAGGGCGGCGAGTTCCCCCGCCGTCATGGAGTCCAGTACCTCGCTGATCTTGTCGCCCATGGACGGAGATCTCCCGCGCTACTTCTTCTCGGCGGAGGCGAGCTTCGAGAGCTCGTCCCAGAAGCCCTGGGCCATGATCTGCCCGGCCGCGTAGTACTCCGCGGCGACCTTCTCCTCGTCGGCGGTCTTCTCCGCCTCGGAGGCCTTCTCGGCGGCCTTGGCGGGGGCCACGCCGGAGCCGGAGGGCTCGCCCGAGGGCGGCATCTTGTCGCCGACGATCGGGCCCTGGTTCGTGGCGGGCGTTTCGTCGTCCGCGTCCGAGGCTAGCCCCTCGACGGCCTTCTGCTGGCCGGCGACCTCCTCGAGCTTCTTCTTGATGCGGACCTTGGTCTCGGCGATGTTCTGGCCGAGCACGTCCTCGATCACCGCGCCAACCTCGGCGGCGGGGGCGCCGGAACCGCGCTGCGGCGAGGCGATCGCCTGCTTCACCGAGGCGCTCTTCTCGAGCTTCTCGTGCTCGGTGACCATCCTGTAGAGCTCCTGGATCGTGGGCATGGTTCTCCTCCTGCACTTTACGCAGACTGAACGCTTTCTCCTGTCAACGCGCGCTTCGCGGCGACGATGCTTTTCGCCGCCACGGTTCCGATCGCCAGATCGACGAGGTAACCGATCGCTCCCGAGAGGCGGGGCCGGTAGATGCCCGACCCGAGGGCGAGCACCATTCCCGAGTCGATTGCCTCTTTCTTCATTCCGTCCGAAATCTTACCAGAGGATTTCGCCATCGTTCTCCCCATTCTGTGCTTGAGGGCCTTTATGCCCAGCACGCCCCCGAGGGCGATGGGGAGGGGATAGTCGAGAGCCATGTGCTCGACCGCGCTCAGGGGCTGTCCCTTCTGCGCCTTCTGACGCGCGTAGGCCGAGTAGATGTAGGATCCCGCTACGGGAAGGATGACCTCGGTGCCGAGCCCGGCCGCCTTCGTGGCCGTCTCGGGTTGGTAGGAGATCATCTTGTCGACGACGCTCCCGGCTGCCACGAGCGGGATCAGGACCGCGAGGACCTTCTTGGCCATCCCCGGATCGTGGATCGCCTTCTGGATGATGTCGGTGTTCGCCGCGGGCATCCCCCTCCGGTAGATGAGGTACCCGAGGGCGATGGCCGCCGCGAGCTCCGGCGTCATGAACCCGGAGGCCTCCTTTGCCATGGGGGCCTGGGCGGCCAGCTTGTCGTAGGAAGCCCCTGCGACCCCGGACACCTTCCGGAGGCGCTCCGAGAAGAAGGGTTCGTAGACGGAACGGCCCGGGACGCTGTCGGCGATGAGCGCCGCGACTTTCGCGTCGAAGTTGTCGGGGTCGACCTGGGAAGGGATCGTCTTCAGGGACGGATCGAACCAGGTCCCCATGGCGCCGGGGTCGATGACGGCGTTCTTCGTGCGGAGATCCTCCGCCAGCTTCTCCTGCCCGAGAGCGCACAGGGTCAGGTACTGGTACTCCTCGGGCCTCAGGACGATCCCGAAGTGGGAGGCCGTGGAAAGGGCCTTCGGCAGGCCGCAGGAGGCCATCTTCCGGAGGCACCCCGGCTCGATCTCGGGCTCCGCCGCCTCGAGCCGCCTTACGGACGCCAGGTGTTCCCGGGGGAACTCCGGGATATCGTACTCCGGCCCGCAGGAGACCGGCTCGTGCATGGTCGGGTCCGGGCACGCCATCGCCCGAGAGGAGAGGAAGGGATGGGGTGTGTCACCCGGACCCAATGTGTCGCCCGCGGCCTTCTCGATGTAGTGGAGGGACTTCGCCGTCACGTCGGCGCCCTTCTCGACGTAGCTGATGTCGAAGAACTTCGGATGCGGAGTGTAGGCCACCACGCGCCGGCCGTCCTCCATGATCTGGCCGCCGTGCTTCCGGAGGCATTCGCAGTACTCCGACCGGTTCGCGGCCTTGTTCCCGCAGCAGGTCGCGATGTCGTAATCGCACTTGCAGCCCATGGAGAGATCCACGGGCTCGCCCCGCTCGACCTTCTCGGCGATCGACGGGGCCCGCTCGGCGAGCTTCTTGAGGTCGGTGTCGATCAGGAGCTCCACCCGGTGCATCCGGTCGTTGTAGTGGGCGGCCTTGACGCTCCCGACCTTCTTGAGGGGATCCTTGTTGTCGTGGTGGACGAAGTTGTTCGCGGCCATGAACGTCCGGAAGCCGTAGTCCTCCCCGCCGAACTTGAGGCCGGTCTCGGGGAAGGCGTCGGTGTTCTTGTTCGGACCCCAGAACTCGTAGGCCCCGAGGGCGTTCACGAGGAGGTACCGGTGCCCCGCCTCGGGCTCGATCTTCTCAACCTCCCGGGCGATCTCGTCCGAGACCTGGGCGGTCTTCACGATCGAGGCGGTCTTCTCGAAGATGTCCCCCACCGGCAGGACGAAGACGTTCTGCTGGAGGCCGTCGAAGGCCGCGATGGAGCAGTGTTTCTCGATCATTGGCCCCCGCTCGGAGTCACCGTGGTCGTGGAGACGCAGAAGGTGTTCAAGAGGCCGGACGAACTCATCGTCGCCAGGCCCGCCGTGTCGTTCGAGACCGGGGTCTCGACGAGCTTGTAGGTGCCCCCGCTGTTCGTGAACCAGACGTCGCCGCTGTTGTTGTAGGTGGTGTAGCCGCCGGTGGTGGTGCCGGCCGAAGTCCCGGCGCTCCCCCAAGTGATCGTGTAGGGCGGGCCGCCCGTCCCGGGGTACGTGGGGGAGATCGGGACCACGTTCGGGTCGACGTTGGGAGCCCACGGAATGGGAACCACGTAGGGCTGGGGCGAGACGGGCAGGGGGGCCGGGACGAACCCGGCCTTCTTCAGCTCCTCCAGGATGTCCTTGGCCTTCTCGTTGAGGTCCGGCTTGGGCCTCTCCTTCTCGAAGGTGCCGACGAGGATCGACCTGCGGTTCTCCTTGGGGTCGTCGCCCATGGAGAAGATGAGCTGGGCCAGCTTGAAGATGGCGGCCTGCCCGTCCTCGCACAGGTAGACGGTGAGCTTGCCGCCTTCTTCCTCGAGGCGGATCTCCACCATCCCGTTGTCGCGCCGCTTCACGTCGAGCTTCATCGAAACCTCCGTGGGCCATAAGGCCCGACTGACTTCAGCCTTCTATCTCGAGTTCCACTTCGATCCTGACCGACTTCAGATCCTGAATCCCGTAGTCTTTCAGGGCCTCGTCGGCGAGCTTCCTCTTTAGGGCCTTCTCGGCCCTCTCGAGGTCGGCCTCGCTGCCCGCCAGGACGGACTTCCTGACCCTCTTGATCTCCTGGTTTCCCTTCCGGATGATGCCGATCACCGCCCAGGCCCCGCCCTGTTTCTTCTCTGACACCCCCCGATCATACCCGCTTTCGGGGGCATCGTTCTCTACACCTGGACGAGGACCCTGCTCCCGATGGGGGCGATGACCGGGCGCTCGCGGTTTCGGAAGAACCGGGTGACGCGCTCCCGGTCGGGAAGCTTCTGCCAGAGGAGGCCCCAGAGGGCGGTCGCCACGGCGTCCTCCATCTGGTGCCGGACGACGTCGTTCTTCGCCTGGTCCTCCTGCTGGCAGAGGAACGGGTAGACCCGGGTCGGAAGCTCGAGGGCGGCGATGACGCTCGCCCGGTAGTCCGGATCCCACCAGGGGATGCGGTTCTGCCGACAGAGGGGGCGGAGGATCTGCTCCGCGACCCCACAGACGCAGCACATATAGCGAGAGAGCTGCTTCCGGGGATCGGCGTTCTCCGGGAGTTCGAGTTCGCCGACCCGGACCCAGCACTCCCCGCCGCGGCCGTCGGGGAAGGGACCCTTGCAGAGGACGTCGTACTTGTTCATACGAATCGGCTCCCGAAGTTGGTGACGATGTTCGTGACGATCACGGCCGGGTCGGGGTCCTGGACGGACGCCCACTCGGGGTCGCTCATCGTGAAGTGGCCGTCCTCGGCGTCGGGGTGATCGGCGTGCCGGACGACGGAGACCGCCTCCTCGACGTCGCCCCACCCGACGACGAGCTTCGTCGCCGGGGCCTCGGCCTTGCAGTACGCCACGTACATGGGCATGGTTCACCCCTACTTGCTGAGTTTCATGGCCAGCCCGGTTCCGCCGGAAGACCCGGCGACCCCGCCGTTCCCGGTTCCCGACGGGCTTCCGCCCGTCCCGGCAGATGCCGCCACCGTGGCCGAGTTTCCGGAGTTGGCGATGAGGATGGACACGCCGCCCGCGCCCCCGCCGCCCCCGCCGCCCCGGCCACCGTTGGCGGTATTGGAGCCGCCCCCGTTTCCTCCGGTCCCACCGTTGGCGTAGACGTAGCAGGCGCTGGCGCTCTCGGTGACGACCATGCAGCAGGAACCGGCCCCGGCACCGCCACCTCCACCACCACCACCGCCGACCCCGATGGCCGCTCCTCCAGCTCCACCGCCACCGGCCGCTGCGGTCTGGTAGTAGGTGCCTCCGGCTCCGCCACCGCCGCCACCGCCGTTGTTGGCCCCGCCCGATCCGCCGCCGGAGCCACCCCCGGCGCCCGTTCCCCCGCGGAAGATGGCCCGGTTGTAGGTGGTGTCATCGCCGCTGATGTTGAGGTACCGGCAGATGTCCCAGAACATCCTCGGCCCGGTGAGTCCGGCCGCCGCGGTTCCCGCGGCCCCGGCGCCGCCCGCGTTCGTGCCTCCACCACCTGCGCCCGGAGTCCCCGAGGTCTTCGCGACGTTGTAGACGAGGCAGGCGGCCGACCCGGAAGTCCCGGCGTTCCCGGTCACTGAAGACCCGAGAACGGCCGTTCCGCCCGTCACCCCGACGGCCCCGTTGGCGTGGATGATCCCGGTGCCCAAGATGCTGTTGGCGTAGACGAAGAGGCCGCCGCGGCTCTGGCCGCCGTTCCCGCCCGCGCCGGAACCGCCCGCTGAGGCCCCGCCGGTCCCGTTGGTTCCTGCGAGATACACCCGAAGCTCGCTCGAGGCGACCGTGGTCAGGATGCCCGAGGTGAACACGGAGAACCAGGGGTCCGCCGTGTTGTTCTCCAGGTAGAACGCCCCGTTGAAGGTCAGGGTCGTGTACCGCACCACGTTGATGGCGGCGCCGAGGGTGGTGTTCGCGGCGATGGCGTAAGCCCCGTCGGACCCGTTCGAGTAGACGCCGTACCCTGGGGCCACCCTCGTATTGGACAGTTCGCCCGTGTGGGCCAGCGACCGGGAGGCGGCGGCGATGTACGCGAGGGGGCGGCCTGTGGTCACGTCCATACCCAGGTCGCCCAGGGCGGTCGGCGTGGCCGTGGCAGACCACCGGACCACGTCGCCGATGCCGGACGGAGACAGCGTGATCGTGTTCTCGCCCACCTGGACGCCCCTGACCTTCATGGCCCCGCAGGAGCAGTACCGGATCGGAACTTCCTCGAGGCCCTTCAGGGGAAGCCACTCGTGTTCGTGGTTCGTCATAATTCACGCCGTCATAGCGAACGGAACTCCGGTCCCGCCAGCGGACCCGGCGCCAGGCGGTCCCTGACCGGCCCCCACCGCCCCGCCCGTGCCCCCGGCGGCGGACACCACGGCCGCGTACCCGGATGGACCGACGAAGACGCAGACGCCTCCGCCGCCACCCCCACCGCCACCTCCGCCGCCACCCTGGTTATTGACGGGGTTGTTGTCCCCGCCCTGACCACCGGTTCCCCCGGAGGCCGTGACGATCGTGGCCGCCGCGGCGTTCTGGACTAAGCAGACGAGCAGGCTCCCGGACCCGCCCCCGCCACCTCCGCCGCCCCCGGGACCGCCCGCGTTGACGGTTCCCTGGCCGCCGACGCCTCCGGCGCCGCCGGTCCCGACGTAGGCCCCGCCGCCGCCGCCCCCGCCGCCTCCGGCGGACGGGCTTCCGACACCCGTGTTCGAGCCGCCGGAACCGCCGCCTCCCCCGGTTCCGCCGTAGAATCCCGCCTCGTTCGGATAGGTGATCTGGGCGGTGTCCCCGCTCACCTTGATGAAGCGGATGATGTCCTTGAACCCGCGGATCGGGGTGATGACCGTGTTCGCGGCAGCGCCCGCCGTGCCGCCCGTGCGGACGAAGTTTCCGCCACCCCCGCCGCCACCGCCGCTCGCGGTGACCGAGATCCCGAAATAGTAGGCGGCGCTC